CAACAAATATCGGTCAAATTCTTTGCGGTTTACTACACGGTTCATTCCATCGGGCAATATTAATATATTTTTGTCCAAGATGGGGTAAAATTGGCTTCTATCAATTTGTAGTTTGTGCGTTAATACTCTACGTTGCAGAAGATTATCTTCGTATCCCCATGCCCAGAAATTGGGAAATCCATTTACTTGTTCGAAATCGGATCCCTTTATACATACAATACCTCCTAATGCATATGTGAAACCATATAAGTGTTTTACTACTCCTTGTGTTGTGTTGTAATTTAAAAAGTTTTTCGTAAGTGGCATAATATCGACATCATTGAATATTAATGTAATATTTTTGTAGTTTTCTGGATATTTTGCCTTTACCATGAGGAAGCCAATATTTTTCATTGCGCCTCTATTGAAATCGCGCGAATCGGTTTGATGAATATAATATATTTCATAATTGTTTTTGTAGTCTTCCATAATGGTTTCCATATGTTTGGAAAAGAATTCATATTGTTGTTTTCGGTCTCGGTAAGGAACAATGAATATGAATTGGGGAATTGTTTTTATGGGTTGTTCTTGTTCTTCCACTGCTGGTTGCTCTTCAACAGGTTCTTCTTCTTGTGCCAATGCAGGTTGCTCTTCAACTACAGGTTGTTCTTCAACTACAGGTTGTTCTTCAACTACAGGTTGTTCTTCAACAGGTTCTTCTTCTTGTGCCAATTCAGGTTGCTCTTCCACTGCAGGTTGCTCTTCCACTACTGGCTGAACTTCTACTACTGGTTGCTCTTCCACTACTGGCTGCTCTTCCACTACTGGTTGCTCTTCAACTGCGGGGTCTTCGCGTGACTGTTCTTCTTGTGCCAATGGGGCTTCTTCACCTATAGATTCTATTTCTTTAACTTCGACTGTTATATTCTCATGTTCATATTCTGAATTCCTCTCCATTGGTTTTCAAAATAATATAATATAACAAATATAATATTTTGATATTTTTTACACACATTCATTATTGCAAATAACATGACCGTCGTCTAAATATATTTTATAAACTACTTTACATGGCAATTCATACAATGGTCTAAAGTATTCACTGTGTTTGCTTACAAAATCTCTAAACAGTTCAACTGAATCATACAACACCATCCTAGATTCCTCAACCTCCATTGGAACACTTGATGAACTACATGTATACTCAATAATGGTTGTGTTTTTCACAAAGATTTTTTTATTTTCTTTATGAGAACATTCAAAATGTCGAAAAATGGAATTACACACATCTGCAAGTGTGCTATTTTTATTTATCAATACAAATTCACTATATCCACATAATTTTTCAACATCTAATATAATCATGTTGTTTTCCGCATAATTGTAATATTTATTTAACTTCAGATTGTATTGGCTAATAGACATTTTATTATTTACATACTGAAACCTTTATATAAATAATAAATTAATTCTTTACTTGGAAAAAACCCATGTAGGGATTTTCCAATAAAGTTACAACTTTTTCGATAACGTAAAATTACCCGAACGATGCTTATATATTTTAGTTCTTTTAGATTTAGTTTTATTATAAAAACCACCACGAAGATCACGATAACGAAGACCATATCTATTAATAACTTTATTAATTGTACCACTTCTTATAAAAAAATATTTTTTTCCGTTAATTTTATACAATTTAAATTGTTCACTAATTTTTTGTTTTGAAAAAGTAGTAAAAGTATCTAATGATATCATATCAAAATCCTCATTGTCGTATTCATATGGTAAATGATGAATTTCCTCTGCATTATCACGAGAATGAGAACGAGAACGAGAATGAGAATAAGAACGAGGACGGGAATGATCACGAGAACGAGATCTGGATCTATCGTGTTCAAAACCTTGATAATATAAACTACCTTTTTTACGGCGGCTACTCATATATAATATAATATAATATTATATTATATTGGATTATAATGTTATGGATACCTTCGTTTTGTAAAAAAGTATTTGTATCACCAAATACATATACATATCAATATATTTATTGTAATAGTTCATCTACAAAAAACTCTTCAATAATTCAAAATAAAAAAGAGTATACTATAATAAATAATATTGTATATGATAATGATGGTAATTTTGGACAATTTGTAATTATTGATTTGGAATAAATCTTAGGGTACCTTACATTTTTAACTTTACCTCTATTGTTTCCTGTATCTGCTCACATGTATTCATAGTGAACACGTCGCCTTGCTTGCAATTCGCCCCGCCCAATGCCTAAAGTTGTCTCTCAATCTCACACACCAATACAGATGCCGAAATGCAATGAGTTTGTTGTTATTTTCAATTAAGAATTCATATATTTTTTTATCATGTCTGCCTTCGAACATGAGGTCTACATGCATTTTCTCATTGTTATATTCAGTTGGAATCAGAATTTCATAGATTGGATTTCCATCGCATTTTATTTTTACTTCTTTCTCAGTATTCATTGGAGGCAAACTCACAATGGCATTGTCTGAACAATCCATTATTTCCAACTTCTTCCCCAAGTGAGGAATAACTGTAATGTTGTTTTTTTCGCAATATAGATTCTGCAATGAATCATTCATTTTCGGAATGTTGGTGATCCTATTTATATGACATATTAATGTCACCAAAGATTTCGGAAATTCGGACAATGTCCTCATATTATTTCGTCTACATGTCAACACTTCGAGACGAGGCGGAATATCCACATGTTCAATAAGATTGTCGCTACAGTCCAATGTGACCAACGAATCTGGCAATTCAGGTAATTCTTTGATTTGATTGTGTGTACACTTCAAATGTTTTAGTCCTTTTGGCAGGGGTGGTAGTTCGCGAAACGCATTATGTGAGCAAACAAATGATATAAGATTGGGGGGCAAATTCACCAACTCGCCTATTATGTTTTTCGCACAATTGAATCGAACCATAGTTGGCGGTAAGTCCGGAATTTTAATCAGGCCGTTGTCCGAACATTCGAGAACTTTCAATGTGGATGGCAGGTATGTGGGTAACTCATACAACCCATTTCTGCAACAGCGTAGTTCGGTCAAATGTTCGAATCTCCTTAAACTGGGCAAAATCTTCAGACTTTCTCCATGAAAGTATCCATAACAAGAATTCTCTTCCAAACAAAAGAGACCTTTGTCATCCAGATTGATTGCTATTGTATATTCGGGGAGACTTTCCAAATAATGTTCGATTTGAACATAGGTTTTGTAAGAGCCAATTATCGACATGGTTGTCGTTGTTGTGGTTGATGGTATTGATTTTTATATTATGCTGTAAGCACTTATTTATATTTACAAATGTAAATAAGTGTTTCAATTTTTTAGACTTTGTGTGTAGGGGGTATGTAACTTATAAAAAAATGTATGTATGTCAGTCTGTATATATTATTTGTATAGTGATTAGTTATTGGGAAAGGAAAGGAGGGGGGGTAAGATTACTTGTATTTTTCAATAATACATGCAGGTATTAATGTATTGCGCATCAATTCCAATTTTTTAAAGCATTTATTAATGGTCACTTCGCTTACCCCACAAATTTGTTTGATTTCGCATTTCGATATATTCAAATTGCAATTGTAGGAAATAAAATACATGATTCCCGCGGCAATGGCATGTGGGGTATTATCCAATATAATGTTCTGTGATTCCACTTTATGGGCAATGAATTTGGACAATTTAGTAAGTTCGTGATTTATATTCAATTTACTACAATAACGGTCTATGAATGAACTTGGTGTAGTGGTATGCAAATTCATTTGTTCGTTGGGGTCAATACTACGTTCTATATTGTGTAAAATATTTACGGCCATGGAACACCCCGCAGTTGCACTCGTTTTGTCCAATTTGAATATTTCGGAGATTTCCTGTGCGGTTCGCGGACATTCGTTTAATCGACATGAAATATAAATGGATGCCGCTTTAATACCATCGCGGTTTAATCCCCGAAACATCTTTTGTTCCGAAATATCCTTGTGAATCACCATTGCATTGTCAATGAATATTTTCGGTATTCCCGCATTTTGCGCCATAATTGTAATAAACTGAAATTCTTCATACAACGATTTTTCTTTGTGGGGCATGGATTGCCATTCTGTCCATTTCCGAATTTTCTTCATTTCATAGGAAGAATGCGAACTGCACAATATTTTACAGCCAAATGACGATTCCACCAATAGTGGATTTATTGGATTGCCACACCGAGTTGGGTCATTGGAATTCTTGTCATCGGCCCCATAAAATCGCCATTCCGGTGAATAATCTAAAATATTTTTATATAATATTCCACATTGATTATTTGTGCACGTGGGGAACCCGTCATCCATAATCATTAAAATCGAATTACATAAGTGACATAGTTCTGTTTCGTTTTTTTGATACACACATTCGAAGTTTGGTTTTTCGAATTTTTCATTGTCGAAAATTGTCCACAATTTTTTTTTGTCTGTATTGGTAATACACTTTTTGTTTTTCTTTGTTTTCGTTTTTTGATTTTCGTTTTTCTCTAATACACATTGTTCGTTTCCGCTATTGGAAATATGTGCATACGAACTTTCCAAATCCAGTTCATTTTGACATATACTCATAGAAAATTCTATATTTTTAGATACATTATTTTTATGTTTTTTTATCTTAATAATTTCATTTGTATATATTATATCGCATAAAGGTATAATTTTCATAATAGGGGGTATTATTATTCATAAATTGAGTGTATAGTGAATCAATTTTATGTTTATAGGTATTATATATATTGTATTCTTTTCTATATATATAATAATACAATACTATGGATGTTTTTAATATAGGAAGACAACTTACCACAGGGTTACCCAATTTCATACCGGGTATGAATAATACAACAAAAAAATGTAAAATAGAAGTTCCCGATGATACAAAAAAGAAACAAATGGCAATTGAATATTGTAAAATTATATCAAATAATAAACAAAATATTCAGAATGCATTTTTGAAAAGTTTTCAAGAATATTCCAAACAGATGTTTACTGATTTTAAACCACAGGATTTTATTGATTTTGCGCAAAACAATATATTTGAATATTTAAAACCGATCTTCCAAGACAACCGTTATACTCAATATGCGTTTTTAATTGATTTAAAACCTTTAATTACAGAAATCCTATTTACTAGTATTCGTGGAGAAATACAAAAGGGTTCAAATGCAAATACAATATATGATATTTTTATGAAAAATTTACGTGAACGCGGGAACAAGAAAACATCAATGTTAAAAAGAATGGGAAAAATGATAGGAATGTCCGGGGGAGCAAATGGACCCAATAGTGTGCAATCTCAAATACCCACTTTTATGCCTATGCAAATGCAGCAAAATCCATATCAATTTATGCAACAATATCCGCCATATAATGCATTTCAGCAACCACAACAACAATATATGCAATTTCAACCACCCCTGCCGCCGAATCAACCCAATAGCGGTTCTTCGTCACTAAACCTTTCCGAAAAAGACGAAATCAAAAAAATAAATGAAGTGGCAGAATTTTTCAAAAAGGATGTAGATGGGAATACTGTAAATAGTAAAATATTAGAAATTATTAAAGATACTATGAAGAAAGTTATCGAATCTGGAGCGATTAAATTATATGCACCATTAATAAATGTAATTCAAACCAAAATAAAAAAAGCAGTTTCTGATATTGGATCTTATGATAGTAATGTAAAAGTGATTATGTTAGTACAAATGTTGGATAATAATTATAGTTTTGCAAAAAATAGTATCATGAAAACAATCGAAAATACAATTGAACAATATCAAAAGAATCCATCACTAAATATAAACAAGTTCATTAATACCACTTATGACAGTCTGGTTTTTCCTCCTGATAATCCAATGCGCGGCGGTGGCGGTGGTAAAAGGAGAACCCGAAAAATGAAAACATCCAGAAAAATGCGAAAAATTCGAAAAATGCGTAAAATGCGAAAATCTTCACTGGAATAAAACGAAGAATTTGGATATTGTGAAAATTTATGTAAATACCACCTTTTTTTCTATTTTATCAAACACTTCTTGACCATACACCAATTTTCCAGTAGGCTTATACGAACCTATGGGGGTGTATTGTTTTTGTTCTTTTTTGGGTTCTCCATTTCCATTGTTTTTGTCATTTAATATTTTGGAATTTATGTCTTCGGGTTCTTCGGTTTTGGTTTCCAATACATTTCCTTTTTCATCCACTACAATACCGCGTTTTTTCTTAAGTTCATTCCGAACATAGGAGGGTATCCAATTTTCCCATGATATAAACAGGGTATTTGGATGCATATAACGAATAAAAAACCCATTGTCTTCTAATTTTGCCACAATATATGCTATACAATCTCCTTTATCATATATTGGTTCTCCAAATATATATTCGGGAATATTAAACCATATATGTTTGTCATTACGTTTTGTTCGTCCTGTGATGGTTATACGAGTATGAATACGATTTAATATTTTATTGAATATGGCCACCTGTTTTTGGTCTCGCATTTTCTTTTTTTCGAACAATTCGTCAATATTTATTTTTTTTAAATTGTCATCTTCATCTACATTCAAAAAACAATATGACATGTTGTAAATTATATAATAATAAATTATATAAAAATGTATATTTTTTACGAAAATTCATGGACGATTTCAATTTCATAGAAAATGAGGATTGCAATTTAACAAATGATATTGTACTCGATAAAAAAATACC